TGATGGCATGAGTTCGTTATCATCATTTGCAAAGGTTAATGTAAAACCTTTTTCGGCTTGGTCAATGCTGACAAGATGTAATGACATAGCGCCATGCCATAAAGGGCATGATGTATCAATGTCATCAATGGTTACATTCTTGGTTTGTTCCTCAAGGCTTTCAAGGATAGCGTCAATGTTGTTAAATTCTGTTGTTGTGTTTGTGTTCTTGTTCATGTTCTTAATTCCTTTCTTTAAATGCTGTTAATTTTGCTCTTTTGGTGAGATCTGCGTCCCATCGTATCCAAGTTTTTCTATCTACTATTCCCTATCACCACCTTTCAAATATGTTTGCCCTTTCGGAGCCGATCTTGCGTTGCCCATGTCTACGATAAAGTGTAGATCATGAGATAACTTTGATGGTGTCAAGGTGGATAATATAGGTACTGTATACTGCGGCAATATGCACAAGATTTATAGTACGATCGAAGATCGTTGGCTCGCAATCTTGCGAGCCAGTCGCGCATGGATATATGATGAACTATATCTTTATGTTATCTGCGCGACACTGTTCATAAATGTTGTGCATATTGCCCGGTATACAGTACCTATATTATCCACTATAATATTATATGGGCAACGCAAGATCGGCTTCGAAAGGATAGAGGAACTAGGCAGGTGGTGATAGAGAATAGTAGATAGAAAAACGTATCTTGCCAACAACCTACATTGGTAACCACAGGGAAGATTGGTGTAGCCCTAGTCCCCTGCTTCGTAGCGACGTTGTGCTACGCATAACAAAAGCGGCATTGTTTTGATTACTCAAAGTCTTTGGCATATGCAATTACTTCCTCGAGTGTAGGATTGTAAGCAATCTCAATAACTCTGAAGTAATCAGCACGTGTATCTACAGTGTTGTGTTCATTGAGATAATCAGCAATTCTCTGTGCTTCATAATTGTCATCATATACGGCGATGGTTTCTACATATGCATTATGTTCGTCGCTTGAGTCTGTGTACTGTACTTCTATTCCGTATTTCATATTGTGCTCCTTTCATAATTACAATGTGACATAAACAGTTACATATAATATGTGATGTGACTTTCATCTCTGTCCCAACAAATCTTGCTTTTTATTTTTTGTTTTTTGAGTAGACACCTGTATGTCTACAGTTGGTATTTATGTATATAATATTATGTTTATTCATAGGGAATAATAACAAGTGTTATTGAATAACCATATAATAAAGATATATATAGGGGAAAATAAAAGTGTATACACCCGTATGCTACAGTTTTTAACGCTAAGAGAGAACAAGTAAAGAGAAGTTGACAAGAGAAATCGAACAGGTGTTTGTCCTCAAGGGTGTAAAAGAATGAGGCTAGTCATCGTACATATGTTCGAGCCAACATATTACGCAACCAACCAACCAAGTAAAGGCGAGCCACTCTGTCTTCATTGCGCGGAAGAAGAGTGGATCAGAAGAAATACTTGGTCGCGTCTTGCTGGGGGTGGTGGGTGGGGTATAGCGTCATCGCTTGCGATGACCGTGCGAGCATGAGCGAGCACGAAACTTTGGCACTAGGGGTATGATATCAGGAGCCATAGAGATGGGCTTGTTCGCGGGAACCACGGGGTAGGCTTTAAAATAGGGTATATTGTATATACTACGTATATATAATATAAGCCCATCTCTTCTTCTTTCTTCTTTTGCGCACTAGTATTAAGGTTTTATTTTTCCACTGTACAAATCCGACACCTTATGCTACACTATCCCCATAAAGGAGGTAGACTATGAAGCCTACAATAGTTGTATCTGAGGACGGAATGTTCTCATCAGAACCCATGTCAGTAGTAGAGATCTGTAATCTATTCTGTGCAGCCCTTACCGGCGCCGTTCAGGACATTCGTCCTAACTACGCAAAAGAAAAGGATAAAGATAAAATAGACAAAGAACTCTTCGACTGTCTCAACTACAGTTTCTCTAAGTGTCTGGAGCTGACCTTCCCTGAGTATGAACTTCACCCCGAGATCACTGAGGAAGTCATCCAGAAGGAGAACGAACTTATTATGGAGAAGGCTAAAGCTATTAATCCTGATAAGGTAGTCCCCCTGACTTTAAATCTCCCTGACGATGACAAAAAAGACACTTCCGAAGTATAACCGCTTAACCTACCGCTGTGGGGTGTGCGGAGCAGAAATATATCCATGTGAGGAATTTTGCAATGAATGTTATACCGAGATCGACTGGGATAATTACATTGCTACTATAAAAGACGAGAATGAAGAACTTTTCAAGGTGTCCCCGATGCGGGAGCCTGACTAAGAAAGCAATAGCAATTAACGAAGGTGAGTCTGAGTTTTGGTTAGAGTGTACCAGGTGTAATACCTACATTAACACTTACATTCCTCAGCCTCACCAGTTTGATGTACACAACGATGCGCATACGTATATAGGGAACTTTGGTGGATATGGAACTGGAAAGACTCTTACTTCAAGACAGGAATTGTACAAGCACGTTTTCATCACTCCCAATGCAAATGTACTCATCGGAGCAAACGTTTCCTCTCAGTACGAGCAGACTATTAAACGAGACATCGAAGCAGACCTTCCAAAAGCTTTCGTCAAGTACATTTCTACACAGAAGTCCTACATTGACCTCATCAATGGAGCAAGGATCATGTTCAGACCTCTCGACGATCCAGACAAGCTACGTTCCTACAACCTTACTATGTTCATAATTGTTGAGGCATCTGAGGTTAATCCTGAGTCTTTTGTTCAGCTAAAGACTCGTTTACGTAACTTGAATGCAGCCATTCCAGAAACCGACAGCGATGGTGAAATAATCTATACTCCGCTGGATAACGGACTGAAAGTTCCTGTACTTAAAGGGGATTGGTTAAAAGGGATCATTGAGTCTAACCCTGACTCCGGTTGGATCCGAACTGAAGTGCTGTACACATCAGATAAGATCTATAAGCACGGGACTACGCTGGACGATATTAACGTACCCGATGAGTATAAAGATCCTGCGATTTCTACACACGTAGCATCTACGGACTGCAACGCTTTCTTGCCACCGAACTTCATTGATACAGTTTGTAAGAACAAGCCAGGGTGGTGGATTAACCGATATATATTTTCCAGCTTTTCCTATGCAGAGGGACTGGTTTACCCCGCAGCTATGCACTGCGTAGTGCCACACTATGACGTGGATTCTACATGGAAGCGGATAGTTGCTGCCGACTACGGACTGAGTGATGACTTCGTTTATTTGTTCGCAGCTATTGACGAAGCCCATGGCAAGGTTGTAATATACAAAGAGGTAGTAACAAATAATAAGAATATAGAGGAACTGTCTAAGTTATTCTTTAAGGAGTGCGAAGACATTCCTATAGGTGGGATGTGGTGTGCACCAATCCTCGATCCTAAGTCTGGTGCGAAACGGGACTATAACAAGAGAACGTTATACGACCACTTCATGGACTTCGGGATAGCTTTTCAACCTGGACACATCTCTATTGATGCCCGTGTGTTCCGTACCAATACCTATCTGGAATCTGGTAAACTGGAGATCATGGACACCTGTGTATACCTGATTGAGGAACTCAGGGACTATAAGTTTCCTCCGAAGAAGATCGGGGATTCCTATAGTAAAGCACAGGACAAACCTGTAGATAAGAATAACCACGCGATTAACCCACTGGAGTGGATATGTATGGCGTTGCCTGCAGATCCTGCTAAACTGGTATACGGTTCCTATGACAGGTATGGTAATGACCTGTCTCAGATAGACAACATGCATGATGAGAATGGGAAGTGGTGTCCTCCGCAGTTGCGTGATGACACACCTCCCACTCCGTTATACGAAAGGACGGAATGGTAATGACTGCTATTATTTGCACCACTATAATCTGTGCTACAGTTCTGCTGTGTATGTTCCGGATTTCCAGATTGTGGCTTATAAGTCACACTCCTGCACAGCAGCCTACTATCACAGAGGAGGATCTTGAGAAAGCCTACAGAGATAACCCTGATGTTCCTGACTTCCAGAAGGTCATCCAGTTTATCAATGAGGAATTCTCAGGAGTAGATATGGAGGAGAGCGATGGCTAATAAAGATAACATATCACTGCCCGAGGGCGTAACTGTTGAGAAATTGACAGAATATTTCAACATCGGTAAAGCAGAGTATTCTACTGCTCAGCGCAGAGCACAGAAGCTTGATGCTACTGATAGAGGTAAACTTTGGGAAGCTGTACGTGCAGCATTTCCTAAGTATCAGATTCTTCCCGATACAAACTATGTGTCTTATGTAAAGAATAATATCCTGGCATCTATATACACAGTAGGAAAGTCAGCTCAGCTGTTACCTACTTCAGACCAGGATAAAGATATAGTTATGCAGCTTAATGTAGCTATGGATAATCTGTGGGCTACACTTGATGTAGCAGGATATCAGATGCAGGCAGGTGAAAGAGCTGCACTTTTAAATTACGGTATAACCCAGGTAGGTTGGGATAATAGTATCATCACAGGAACAGGGGATGCATTCCGTAAAGGTGAAGTAGTTCTGAAGAACATAGATCCGCTGAAGTTCATGCGTGATCCGTTTGCTAAGGATATAGAAACAGCAGCTTGGTGCTGTACATGGGATAGTTTCCATAAGTCTGTTATCCTGGATAATCCTAAGTACAAAGAAGAATTCAAGAAGTATCTTCAGGATAATAAAGAATCTTCAGATGCTACTGGGGATATGATCTCCATGAATACAGACCATGTATCTAAGACAGCCCAGGGTAAAAAGGGTTACTATACTATTTACTCTTATTGGGTAAACAAGGATGGGAAGATTCATGAGATACATCTTGTGAATAACGAACATGTCCTGCTGTGCAAACAGGATATAAAGCCAGCTACTTTCCCGTTTGCTGAACTTTACTGTAACCTTCCCGCAGGCGATCTGTTTGGAACTTCAGAGTGTTCTAAAATATTTGCAAACAATCTGGCATACAATATTATGTCTTCTATAATTCTCACGAGTGAGTATAAGAATCAACGCCCGCCTAGGTTTGTTAATGGACAGTCTGGAATAAATGTCGCTACATTTGTTAAGCACGGTAATGATGCAGACCGTACATTTATTGTTCAGGGTG